GAGATATGTATGATAGTGGACATTTTCACACAGAAGGTGAGAAAGTAACTCTTGATTTAGTTTTTAAAAGTCATACTGCTAAACAAACTCATTTTGGTTTGATGAACAAATATCATTTTGTGGACAAAAACACTCATAGAAATTACTTCTATGAAGGTAGTAGAGATATTGATATTGAACCGAGTGACTTAGTGACACTAACAGGAACGGTTAAACACGTTTCCTACTACAACAACTACCACGATAAAGTAGTAGAATACACAAAGTTAGTTAGACCAACAATCAAAAAAATATAATACTATGAATAAACTAATTAAAGATGGAAAAGTTGGTGTTCTATATTCACCCGGCTATGGTGCTGGGTGGTATACTTGGAATTATGAATTTCCTGAAATCATATTTGACCCTAAACTTATTGAATTGGTTGAGGAATTAAATACCGTCAGATATCGTAAAGTTCGTTTTGAACAAATTACAAAACTGATGGAAGATTACATAGATAAAACATATCCCGATTTATTCATCGGTGGTATGAATCAGTTACAAGTAAAATGGATACCCGAAGGAACAAAGTTTCGTATTGATGAATATGATGGTTCTGAATCACTTATTTTACAAGATGAAGAGCATTGGATTACCGCTTAAACAGTAATATAACAGGATTAAACATTAAAGTTGGGACTTAACGGTTCCAACTTTTTTTATATCTAATAACTGAACATAGATATATATTTATAAAGAAAACGGATTATACCTATGGCAGAGATACCAAAGTGGCCGGGTAGTGGTTCAGTAATTAGCGGTTCCACCCCATTTGGTTTTTACGATGAAGATTCTACCTATCAGACACAAGGCCCCCAAGTAGCTAGTTGGTGTGCTAAACGTCTAGGATACCCAATAGTGGATGTAGAGTTACAAGACTTACAATTTTACGCGTGTTTTGAGGAAGCGGTGACCGAGTATGGAGCACAGATTCATCAATTTAATATTCGTCAGAATATGATGAAACTGCAAGGTTCTCCAACAAGTTCTAACCTAAATAATACATTCATAGGAGGTGGTGAGATTAACAACTTGGTCACCCTTACTCAAGATTATGGAACTGAAGCTGGAGTTGGTGGTAGTGTAGAATGGAGAAAAGGCTATATAACCGTGGGTAGTGGGTCACAAGAATACGACTTATTATCACACCCATTGTCATCACTTAGTGGTTCTGCTTCCACGTTGATAAATGACCAAAGTAACATAGAAATTAAAAAGATATATCACAATGTAGACCCAGCCATTACAAGATACTATGACCCATTTGCACTTACAGGAACAGGGTATAGAAACTTAATAGATGACTTTGGTTTTGGTAGTTACTCCCCAGCGGTAAACTTTGTAATGTATCCAATTTATGAAGACTTACTTAGAATTCAAGCAATTGAATTAAACGATTCTGTTAGACGAAGTGGTTTTTCATTTAAATTAATAGATAACAAACTGACTGTGTTCCCAATACCACAGACTACCTTTAAAATATGGTATGACTATATAGAAAAAGATGACAGAAGTAATATTGGTGCAAGGTCAAGTAGTGGTGTAGTAAGTGATTACAGTAATGTTCCATATAATAACCTAACATATAATCAAATCAATGATGTAGGTAAACAATGGATTAGGAAGTATACACTTGCTATTGCAAAAGAAGTATTAGGTGCGGTTAGAGAAAAGTATAGTTCAGTCCCAATCCCTGGCTCTGAGGTGAGTTTGGATGGTGCGGCATTGAGAGCCGAAGCGGTATCTGAAAAAGAAGATTTGATTACACAATTAAGAGAAAACTTAGAAGAAACATCACGTAGACGACAGATGGAGATTGAAGAAGAAATCTCTGAAAAGATGAGTAATCAATTAGGTCGTATTCCAATACCAATCTTTATAGGATAAAAGAATGGCGTTCGTACAACAAAGAGACTTTGATTTATTCATATCTCTCAACAAAGAACTTATCAATGATTTTGTTGAGACCCCTGTGATTATATATAAGTTAGACCAAGGACAAACCGAAACTAACTTGTATGGTGAGAGTGTTGGTGGTAAGTCATATCAGGTTGGGTTTCAAGTAAACGCTTTGATTGACCGTGCAGACCAAACAACAAACTATGAATCATTCGGTTCTGATGTAACACAAACGGTTCAGTTTAGATTCTTACGAACATTGTTAGAAGATGTTGGACTCGTAATACAAGTGGGTGATGTTATAAACTTCAATGACTCATTTTTTGAGATTGATGGTATAATTGAGAATCAGTTAGTTGCTGGAAATACAAACTTCTCAAATAGTATTATATGTGACACTCATATGACTAGACGAAGTAAGTTAAACATTGAGGAACTTTACTAATGATAGAACAGGGGTTGAATCCAAAGGAAAGTAGAAACAGAGGACTTGATAGGAGTAAAGTTAGTTCTAACTTTAAGACTAAGAATGTATCAATCGTTGATGTTGATACCGCAATACTATCATACCTTGAGTCTAAAAACTTGATAGTTACTACTAATGGTATGGACAAACAAGTTCCCATTATATACGGTTCACCCGAACGATGGCAACAAGCAAGTAGAAACGGGTATATCAAAGACCAAAAAGGTCAGATACAAAATCCACTTATCATTTTTAAAAGAAACTCACTTAGTAGACGTGATGACCTTGTAAATAGATTTAACAAAAATCAAAGAATACACTATACACAAGCTAGATATTCTAATAAAAATAGATTTGACAAGTTTTCACAACAGATAGATTTTAAACCAACCGATGAGATATATAAAATACGGGTTGGTGACTTTGTACAAATGGAATATGAGTTTATCATTTGGACAGACTTTATATCTCACACTAACCAATTGATAGAACAACTTAATTGGAATAGTGATGATTATTGGGGTATTGATGGTGGTGCTAAATTTAAGTCATCTATTGATTCATTCTCCACATCAAATGAATTGACAAATGGACAAGAACGGTTAGTTAGAACGACATTTAACTTGACTGTAAAAGCATACCTGTTACCTGAGATAAAAGATGATAATAATGATGAACAAGTTTTAAAATCATATAGTACACAAAAAGACTGTATTATTTCAAGAAGTAGAAACTGAGTTGACCAAGGTAACAAGTCAACAAGAACTTGATGAGTTATTAAGACAGGATAGGTCATTTACAGAATCCAANCAAATAGGTGCGTTGTTTCCAATTGGTACATTCAGTAACAACGCNACTCAAGANGCAAAAAACAATGAGTTTGATTTAGTGTTAGAGTTCGTTTCATACTTTGACACTAGAACTGCAACAGTAACATCAACCAATACTGCTACATTCACAAACACTACTACAAAAACACAACCTGACGTTGATTATTTATCATATGATACAGAAGATTTATATCAAATATTTATAAATGGTATATTTGTACCATCAAACACGTGGGGTGTGAATGATGATGGTACTGATATTACATTTACATTTAATACAACGTTATTAGGGTATGAGTTAGATGGTGGTGATGAGATACGTGGAATTGGTAAATTTGTAGATTCTTAATGAGTGATTACGGTTCAACATATGAAGAAATAGTTCGTAAGATTACGAGTATTGATTCTCTTAAAAAAGTAACAAGAGTGCCAGGTGTTGGTGCGTTTGATAAAAACAGACCATTCCCCGAAGAACCCAAACAAACAGAAATAGAACAAGGAACTGAAAGTGCTGATGCGTTACAAACAAAGTTAGCTACATTTGTATCACCCACAATTGCTAAGTTTGAAAACACAAATCTACGGACAAATGTAACAACATTTACAGAGGGGTCTGCTGTAAACTTATTTATAAATGGTATATCGGTGGGAAAGGACAAATACAGTCTAAATTTTGAATCACCCGATTTAATCATTACATTTAATACTCAACTTCTTGGTTTCATTATAGATAACAATGATGAAATCTCATTGACAGGGGTATTTACAAATTAAACAAAATAATTACAATGGCTAAAACAAAGAATATTACACTAACCTTAGAAGAAATAGAAACATTTAAATCTGTTGCTCAAGAACAACAACAGATAACAACCGAATTGGGTAGATTGGTTTTAACCGAAAAACAGTTAGAACAACAATACACTCAAAACAAAGAACAAGTATCAAGTCAAAGACAACAACTCATTGACTTATATACTCAAAGTATTGAGAAACAACAAGAACATTCAAAAACCTTAGTAGAAAAGTATGGTGAAGGTAGTTTGAATACAGATACTTGGGCATTCACCCCAACACAAAAATAATAAAATTAAAATCTTTTTAAAACGAATATATTTATATTTATATAAAAAGAATATTTGGAGAACTAAATGGCTGAAAAGTTTGTATCACCCGGCGTATTCACACGGGAAAATGACCTTTCGTTTTTACCACAAGGAATAGCAGAAATCGGAACAGCAGTTGTAGGGACTTTTTCAAAAGGGCCTGCCTTTGTACCTACTGTTGTTAGAAGTACCGAAGAATTTAGAGAAAAGTTCGGTGGTGAAAATGAAAAATATTACTCGTCATACGCAGTAAGAAATGTTTTACAAAACTCAAACACAGTAACCGTAGTACGAGTAGGGGAACTTGGTGGTTACTCTCACACAGGTCACGTATTGACCGTTGAGAGTGCTTCTGTAACTTCTTCTATTATACTCGCCCCATCTAACCAAGGAACTTCCATAGATGTTGGAACATTTGAAACTTCATCTGATGGTTCATTAGTTCACTTGAGTGGTTCAGGTATTGGTATTGTTACTGCGTCTTTCAACCCATCTAGTGAATCTTACTTTACAAAGGTGTTTGGTACAAGTCCATTAGGAACTAAAGGGGCGTATGTTTATTCTCATACTGAGACAACTAACTCTGCATCTTTCCAAGCTGTAACAGTAGATGACAATGATGTTATATCATCTGCTTCTGTTAGTTTAGACTTTGATGGTGGTAGTAATAACGAACCTGTTGGTGGTTTTACTCCATTTGTAACTTCACAGGATGTTAATGGAACTATTTACAACCTATTCAAATTTCATAGACTATCCACAGGTGAAGACACAAATACAGACTATAAGATTTCTATTCAGAATGTAAAAAGACCAACCGAAACAGGTGGAGTTTATGGTGTATTTGATGTTGTAGTTAGAGAGTTTGGAGATACAGACGTAAGACCTTCATTTGTAGAAGTCTTTAGTGGATGTACATTAGACCCAAGTTCTGCAAACTTTATAGCAAGAAAAATTGGTGATAGATATTTGACAGTTGCTTCTGATGGAAGTACAACAATCAATGGTTCATTTAGTAATAAATCAGGATACATTAGAGTTGAGATGGATAGTAATTCTGATACATTACCAACTACTGTTGTACCTGCTGGATTTAGAGGATACTTACAACCATTAACAACCAAAGTACCTGACTTCCCATTATTGAGTGCAGGTGGAGATGTAACGGGTTCAACCAAAACTCACTTTGGTGCTAAACTTGATAGTTCTTTAGATTGGAAACATTACTTGGCTCCTATTGATGATGCAGTTTATACATCTGAAGTATCAAGTTCTGATTTTAATTTACCAACTGATATGTTTGCTACTTCTGCGACATCATCAACATTCCAAAGTAACCGTAGATTTACATTTGGTTTCCAAGGTGGATTTAACGCTGGAACTCCTAACAAACCAATTAATGTAGGTACAAGTGTATCGTCCGCAACTAACGTTGGTGGTATTGACTTGACAAATTCTACATCAAGTGGTAGTGTTGCTTTTATTAGAGCATTAAACTCTATCTCCAACCCACTTGAATATGACTATAATGTATTAGTAACTCCTGGCGTTACTCAAACTTATGGTTCATCTGTAATTAGTAGAGCAAAAGAAATTGTAGAAGATAGAAATGACGCATTTTATATTGCTGACTTGACTTGGATTGCTGACACCAAAGATACAGCAGTTGAGTATGCTTCTCTATACGATAGTTCTTATATGGGAACGTATTATCCTTGGGTACAGATAATTGACTCAAGTACTAATAAACCACTATTCGTACCCCCATCAGTAGTAATGAGTGGTGTGTACGCTTTTAATGATAGTATCGCCGCAGAGTGGTTTGCCCCGCAGGTCTTAACCGTGGTGGTATTACCGAAGCAATCAACCTATACGAGAGACTGAAACGAGAAGATATGGACAAACTTTACAATGGTAAGGTAAACCCAATCGTGTCATTCCCCGGCCAAGGTATTGTTGCTTATGGACAGAAAACATTACAAGTTAAATCATCTGCTCTTGACCGAATCAATGTACGTAGATTGTTGATTAACTTGAAGAAGTTTGTATCATCTACATCTAGGTTCTTAGTGTTTGAACAAAACACAAGTCAGACAAGAGATAGATTCTTAGGGTTAGTTGAACCATACTTAGATGAAGTACAACAAGAACAAGGATTATTCGCATACCGAGTGGTAATGGATGAGTCTAACAATACACCTGAAGTAATTGATAGAAACCAATTAGTTGGTAAAATATTCATTCAACCTGCAAGGGCGGCAGAGTTCATAGTACTTGATTTCAATGTACTACCGACAGGTGCTGAATTTCCACAATAATTTTTAAGACAAAGATATTTATACTAAAAGAGGAATAGTAAATGGCAGTATTAGAAAGTCTAATATATAACGATTACGAACCAAAACTACAACATAGGTTTGTATTAGAAATAGATGGTATTGATTCATACATCGTACAGTCTACTCAAAGACCGTCTATTGAAAGTTCAAGAAAAGAAATAGACTACATCAATACAAAACGATATGTTGCGGGTAAATATTCTTGGTCTACAATTGACGTGGTGTTTAATGACCCCATCGTACCATCAGGTGCACAAAAAGTAATTGAATGGTTCAGACAACACTATGAATTTGGAACAGGTACTGCTGGTTACAAGTCTGATTACAAAAGACCTGTAACATTAAAACTATTAGGCCCTGACGGGACTTTCGTAGAACGATGGAAATTAGTAGGAACTTTTATTCAATCTGCTAATTTTGGTGACTTGAACTACGGTTCTGATGACTTAGTAAACATTACTGTTACTCTTTCATACGACTACGCAGAATTACAATTCTAAAAATAAAAACGTTATATGCTTACTGAAATTGTTACACTACCATCTCAAGGGAGATTATACCCCGATGACTCACCATTATCTAGTGGTGAAGTTGAGATACGTTATATGACCACAAAGGACGAGGACATCCTAACTACACAGTCTTACATACAAAAAGGTATTATGTTAGACAAACTTTTGGAATCTGTTATTGTGACCAAAGGTGTAAACGTAGATGATTTGACTGTTGGTGATAAACAAGCATTATTACTACAAACAAGGGTGTTAGGTTATGGTTCAACCTATGACATTAAAGTGAATGGAAAACGACATACTGTTGACTTGACTAAGATAAAAGAGAAGGGAAGACCTGACTTGTTTGAGAACTCACCTTACATTGACTATAAACTGTCCAAAGCAGACAAACAAGTTAAACTAAAAGTGTTGACTTCTAAAGAATCACAAGAGATTTCAGACGAGGTTAGTGTATTAGAAGAAAAAGGATTACCGACAAATGAACTTACTTTAACACTTTCTAAAATCATTGTAAACTTAAACGGTGAAACTGATGAAGGTAAAATTAGAAAGTTTGTTAGTGAAGATTTATTAGCCATTGACAGTTTAGCCCTCAGACAATATTTAGAGTTAGTGACCCCCGACATTGACTTGAGTGTAGAGATTGGGGGAGAGGAGGTAGAAATCCCAATAGGGATTAACTTTTTTTACCCTTCCTACAAAGCATAGGATAGACATACGAATAAACATATTTAACTTTTTACAAGGTAGTAAAGGTTAT